AAGAATAGTAGGAGCAGACGGAGTGTACTTCGGGATACCATAAACGCTGGACAGCGAGTTGGGTTCCTTGATGTGGAGAAGCTTGGTTGCATGCTCCCCAAATGGAACCGGACCCCCGTCGCCCACTTCCTCGAAAGTCTTTGAGCTACGGGCAGTTCCATCATCAAAGAACTTTCGGAAATAAACCTTCTTGCCTCGGGACATCTGGATGAAGCGGTCTTTCTTGACCCCAACCCATATGTTAGTAGGGTCAGCAATGTGGATGGCGGTTACTTTACCCGACGCATCCTCCACTATCTCAAGGAAACACTCGCCTAATTCCTGCCACTTCAGCACGAATTCATACATGATGTCTACGAAGTCCAACTCGTCTGGGGATATGAAGTTAAGCCACTTGATGAGGCTCAACTTCTGTTCCTTATAGGCGGTGGTCTCAGCATCATCATAGTCTGAAACACGTATATGCGGGTGTAGATAGGGGTCTACCCTAACACCCAACCTAACGGAGTTACTGGCAACAGCTTCCGAACAGCTTCGAAGCCTCTGGTTCATCTCAACCAAGGATGCGAGCACCGACTGGTCATAAGGCTTCTTGATGTACTCACCATATGAAGTGGCCTCAATCTGCTGGGACTCAGGAAGGTCCGCCACCCTGAGCAATGGAAGCATGTCCTTCTTTCCATTCTTTTCCATCCAGCCCTCAAAATCTGAATCCTTGACCCTTCGAAGGCCTCTTTCCTTTCGGTACTGAGACCGAAGCTTCTGCTGGTCCCTGTAGATAGTAGAGAGGTTACAGCGTCTCCGTTCCCTTGTACTGAATCGGTTGAGTGAGAAGTCCTGCATCAAAGTATCAGATGCAGTCTTTCCCCCGCCAACTAGAAAAGCCCTCGAAAGTTCCTTACCCTCGCCCTGTATGCCCATGCTTTGTCCTTCCACCAAGTAGTATGGCTCTCCCGCCCCCACTCTTATTGCCTGTCTTTAAGCGGTCGTGGGGTGGTGGGAAATGTCCACAGCGTATGGCGTTGAAAACGGCTCCTGCCCAAGCGTCTGACAGGTCCTTACTCCCCTTGCGTGGGTGGTCATACTTACCCTTCCGCCTCTCAAGGTCCCTAAGTTCCCTAACCGCAATAGGCTGGAGGTAGTAATCATTTCTCCCTGCTCTGATGGTCTGTATCAACTCATCATAGGGGTTTGTTGTAACCTCTGTAGATAGTATACCTGTCTTATACCCTTTGTCCTTGAGTCGCTGTAAAAGATAACTGGATTGGTGCTTGTCTGCGGTAATCGCACCGAAGTCAAACCCCAAAATGTCATGCAAATACATAATCCAGTCTAAAACATAGTCATGTTTCAGTTCATTCTCAGGTGTTCCCTGCCACCTAACGAACAAGTCAGTGAATACGAACGGCTCCCCGTCCTCACCAAAACTTGAGACATGGGCAATACACATAGCCGCCGCATCACCCTTCTCCGCAAGGTCCATATGAAGTCCATGCCAAGCTAGACTCGTCCGCCCAAACCAAGGGGGAAGAAAGGCCTTTGGTGGATGTGGTATCAGGACTGGAACAGGAGAGTCTTTCAGTATTTCCTGTATCGGGTCCAGACGCTCAAGGTTAGCTCCTACCTCTACCAGAGTAGGGTCAACAATGACTCGACCCACGGCGGAGGAAGGGTACCCGGCCAAGTCTCGTTTCGCTATCTCGGGTTCCTTCTTGAACCTTTTGTAATAGTCCATGGGAACAGGAATTATACCCGGTTGTCCCTTGAACCTGTCCGGTACAATGTCCAGACGGTGCAGATGGAAGTAGAAGCAAGGGTCCTTTTCTGGGTCAAACTCGGGCATTGTTGAAGCCCACAAAGGACGACGGGTGATTATGTAGGCGTCTGGTTCATCCTGTGAATCCTCAGCGTGTCTCTCTAGGAAGTCCCTCTCGTGCTTAGGGTTACCTGCTATAACCAAGAGACCCTGCCGCTTGAACCGTGATTCAATACGAGAGTCAAGAGTAGCATAAACTACTTCGGCTTGGTCATTTAGCTCGGAACCCCCAGAAAGACTGGCGTCCTGTGTATCTTCGAACAGTGTGGCCTCGTCAATTGCACCCATGATAATGTTGTAACCAACAGCGGCATACTCACTTGAAGAACCCGGAATGATGTAGACATTCTTGTACACCCTGTCCTCAAGCCCCCGGAACCCCTCAGGACGTGGGTCAAACTGAAGCTCCGTTTTGACATTGGAGTTGGGAGGGTAGTGTTCCTTAAACCATGGGGAGTTGGCAACCTTGGCTCCGACCTCACTGTAGATAACCTTGCGAGCATTCTTCTCGGTCACAGCCATGAGGATACAAGCCAGCTTACTCCCCTTTGCGAGCTTCGGCTGGCCCGGAACCTTGAGGCTGTTGAAGTATGCAATTGGGTCTCTCAGGCAGAGGAGCTTGTAGGTCATGTACAGGGCCATGATAGCCTCACGGAAGGTCTTGCCTGTACCCACGGCTTCGCTGAAGATAGCATAGTTGTACACTGGGGCAACTCGCTTTGGGTCATCCCCAAATATCTTCTTGAGGTCATATAAGACATTGGGGCGCACGGAGTCAGCCAGATTCAGGTATGAAGGGGAGACAATGAAAGTTACAATGTCAACAGGTTGGTATTCCCAAACAACTTCTCGCATGTGAATATCGTACCCCACCTCTTCAAGAAGCTGGTTGGCAACATCTTCCAGTGTAATCAGAGGCTTCTTACTGCGGTCCTTGCTCATTGCTTAACCTTCTTCGGTGGGACAATTAAATCCTTCACCCCTTCATAAGAAGTAGACTCAGGAATTACCTCATAGTCCGCATCCTCAACTGCCTGCTCCTCAGGATGAGAGAAAAGCCTCTTGTGAATCATGGCCATGTCCTCTTCAATGACCGGATACCGTTCTTGGAATTCCTTGAAGCGGTGGAAGATGTTAACCCGACTAGGTCTATCCACCCCCTCTTCAACCATAGCGGCAACGAAGGCACTCAGCATACCAGAAAGAACCGCGGAGTGCTTCTGAATCGAAATGTACTCCTGCCGTGCTCTGGATTCCTTTATCTTTTCCTGTTTCTCCATTTGCTCGACCAACGTCTTGGCTACCTTGGACAGGTTACCCAGCATTTTGATACGAGTAAATGAGTTGTTCACCTTTTGAATAGCGACTGTGGCATCCTTAGCAAGCTGTGGAAAACCTTCAGTAACCTCGACGGCATCAGCAACCCGGACCAGTTCGACCTGCTGTTCACGCAGGTGAGCCATCTCCTCTTCAATACGTTCTATCAGCGAGTAAGTGTAGGCTATCGCAATACGAGCATCATCAAGGGCAAGTTCCCCAGTCTCGTAGTTCTTGATAGCGGAGAGAATCCTTGTACGGTCCCCAACCGATATGCCGGGGATGACTTCGGCGTCTCGCTCTGATACACGAATGCGTTTGTCCTTATTGAGGACTCGCTCAGCGGGTGTTCCTTTGGGCATGTAAACTCCTTTCAGCCACACACTTATATACTCAGGGGGTGACCTACTATTTACTAACCCAAAACTCTAGTACTGCACCATAAATTACCTTCGAACTGCCCGTAATCTTGGTGATGCATCCTTTGAGGGGCAAATCTCGAAGCACGGCATTGAGTTCAGAGCCATTGTAGTGCTGTCGTAAACATGGCTCGTCGAACAAGGCGGTGACATGCGCCTTCAATGGAATGTACCCAACATCAGCACCATCCAGAGACTCCCGTAAAGGACCCTCTAACTCGGCTCCAATGAGGTCCACCCGCAGAGCTATCTCATCCCCTTTGTTGAAAGGGTTGTCTGGCTCCGGGGTGATGTGTACCTCTATTCCACCCTCACTCTTAACCAGTGCTTTCAGTTGGTCCAGTATCCTCTGCCTTGGTACCTTCGCTACTGTCGAGGGGAAGGTCGTTCCCGACAGCTTCACTCGCATTGGTTTCCCCGTCAGGGCATACAACCTCAGGGCTTCCTTGTCCATCCTCTGTCGCCTTTCTCTTGGCCTCCTCAGCTTGTCTCTCCAAGGCTTCAAGCCGCAACATCGCCATATGACGACCAAGATTCTGTTGAGCACAATTATTTGCCGTACAAAGCTTTACGAATCGCTTCCCCTCAGCAATGTGATAGCCTGTATGTCCTCGTCCCATACAACCCTTGCAGTTAGGGTTTGCGAACTCGCTAAGCTTCTCACTTTGCTCCCCTGTATCAACTTCTGTAGAAACCATACAGCACTTCTTGAACTTCTTTCCGCTCCCACAGAGGCAAAGCTCATTCCGCCCGACCTTACGAACATTCCGCACCAGAGTAGAACCCCCCTTGCGGGAATGCTTCTCGACGTACATCGGAATGGGAGTCTCTTCCGTTCTGGCTACCACTTTCTGTTCCATTAGTAGCACCTCGGTATTCTAACGTCTATGCCCATGAATATCTTCAACAGGCTTCGGATATCCCCCTCTTTGATGTAGGGGAGCATCCTGTGGAACATACTATTAGGTGGCAAAGCTTTCAACCCAGCCTCAAGGTCAAGGGAAGGAGCCTTATCAACGTACTCCATTCGCATGGTGACCTTGGCATGGTCTATCACTTGGCCAGCACTACGCAGGGACAACTCATAGAGCTTCACCAAACGCTTTTGAAGCTTACCAAAGCCCTCCTCTTCGAACCCCATGTCCTGAATCCAGTGAAGAGCATACTCGTAAGCCTTTTGTTTCTGACCAGTAAACAGGTCAGCCACTCGTACCACTGTGAAATCCTGAAGAACCACACCCATGTTCTGGAGAAAAGCTGTGTTCACCCGGTCATAGCTGGTGATATTGCTTGTGACCTTGGACTCTCTCTTGAGTACAGTACGACACTGGTTGGCCACGGTCCTTCGGAAGTAACCCCCAATGGTTCCTTTGACGTTCCCTCGCCATGAAGAGATAGCCTTGGTCACTTTGATAAGGCACTCTTGCATAACATCATTGAAAAAATCCTCATAAGAGGGGACAAACGTCTGCACAACTGAGGTTATCATGGAGTATAGCTCCGTGATAATTGCCTCTTTCACATGCAATTGTTCCGCAGAACCGTCATGAAGCTGATGAAACTTGATGAGCAAGTCCAAAGTTACCTGCTCATTTATCTGCTTCTCCAGCCCGGTCTCAGTCTGGGATTCCTCTACTGTAGTGTCGGTGTCCATCATATCCTTTCTACCCGCACTTGCTAAAACCGCAGGCGGCGCACATTATACACCCCTCCTCACGGAATGATGTGTGCTGAAAACAGACCGGACACCTCTCGCCACGCATGCCCTCATCAGCCATCTTCTTCAGAGTAATAGGGTCTGCGTCCGGTTCAACAATTTCTAGTGACTGCAAGTGTTCCTTCAGAATCGTACCTATCGCCGCAACAGAACTGGAGATGAACTTCCCATTGTAGAAAGCCCCACAGTCCGCCGTCTCATACTTCAGCAACTTCTCTATGAGGAATTCCCCTGTGTTCCCACTACGGAAAAGAGCCGTAAGCGTCAAGCACAGAGCGTCAAACCCCGGCTTCTGGGTTGCATCCTCCGTGTTTATGAAAATCTCAAAGGGAAGCTCTTCGAAGTCATTGATAGTGATGAACAACGCTGGCTTGGCAGGGTTATACTTTATCTTGTAAGTGGTCCCTTCCAAGTGAGGAGGCCTCTTCTTAGGTACCTTCACCATCTCCTCCGCAATTTCCTCCGCCATTGTCGTAAGCTCCGCCTCGTCATAGAGCAATTCCTCAAACTCATCCCCAAAGGGGTCTGGGGAGTCGCTGACGGCCTTAATAGCCTCCAGAGACCTACTGCCCTCCCTGTAAACCGTTATGCCCTTCAGGTGCCCTTTCCAAGCTTCCATGAGCAAGGCCTCAACATCTTCGATTGTGGCCGAGTTAGGAAGGGTCACCGTCTTGGAGATAGCACTGTCTACGAAGGGAGCTATCGCCTTCACTACAGCCAAATGGTCTGCCGTGGAGAGCACAGACCAATCCGGACCATTTGTACACCGGAAATTTGCCGGAAGGTTATCAGGGGTGTACCCATCGAGAGCCTTGTAGCTAAAGGTATCACTTCCAAGTCGCTCCGTGAAAGCAAGAGCAAGAGCGAAATATGGTTCTACCCCACTGGAACACCCGTAAAGCCGAGAGATGGTACCTGTTGGAGGACAAGAGATTAGCGTTCCATTCCTACGCTTGGGAAGGTCCTTGGGGTCTAGCTCATAGGCTGGGTAGGCCCCGAGAGCAACCCCTAATTCTTCACTAGCCTTATTAGCAATGTATTGGAGACTGTCAAAGAGGTCACTCAGGTGGTCCAGTGAGGCAGGGTCGTCCCCATATGTAAGACCACTCTTGAAGAGATAGTCCGCAAGACCAAATACACCCAAGCCTATGCGTCTCTTGTTCTTAACTTCCTGCTCAATTTCAGGGAGGGGGAAGGTGCTGAGGTCAAGGCAGTTGTCGAGGAAGAGTACCGCAGTCTTTATCGTATGTTCCCACTCAGAGAGTTTATGGTCGGGAGCGAAGTGAGACATGTTTATAGCTCCAAGGTCACACATGCCGTACTTCACTAGAGGAACCTCGCCACAAGGGTTCGTAGCATCTATTTCCTCAATTGCATCCAGAGGATTCAACCTGTTCACTGTAGTAAGGAATAGGACTCCCGGTTCTCCATTGGCCCATGCGTTCCCACAGAGCTTCCGGTAAATCTCACGGGCAGGAAGAGTTTTCTCCATAAGACCATTCCATGACATAGTCCAAGGTGTATCATCCTCAACAGCCTGCATGAAGGCATCAGAAATACCAACCGAGATGTTGTAACTCGTTAAGGCACTCTCTGTTCCTGCCTTGGCATCAATGAATTCCATGGTGTCCGGGTGGCTTACGTTCAGTACCCCAATTGCGGCTCCCCTGCGGGTTCCTCCCTGAGATATCTGGCAGTTGGCAGAATCGTACACTCGCATGAAAGACACAGGTCCAGATGAAAAGCCCCCACTGCCCCCGATGGGGCAACCCTTTGGGCGCAGAGGAGAGAAGTTGGTCCCTACTCCACCACCAGAGGCCTCTATCTTGACCAGTTCCGTAAGACCCTTGGTAAAGATTCCCTCAAGGCTATCCTCAATGGGTATGACGAAGCAGTTGCCAAGCATCCCGTTCCCCGTACCACCAAGATTTGCAAGGATGCGGCCACCGGGAAGGAAAGCCCCGGACCTCATCATGTCATGGAAATGTTGTTCCTGTACGTCTTGGGTCCACCCATAGGCTCCGTTATCCAGTGCGGCGGCTTTGGCAACACGGCGGAGAGCCTCATCGAATGTTTCCAAGGAGCCGTCGGGCTTCCTCTGTGCATAACGGTCCTCAAAGACCTTTTTTGCATATGCAGTTTCCAGTAGCAATGTCACCACGCCTTTCTCGGAGGGGTCTTAAAGAAATCTGGAATAGTATTTTCCAGCAATGTCTCTAGTCTCGTGAGTTTTACATATGCCCACTCCGGATTGATGTCAAGTACGTTGACCCAAGCCGTCATCACCTCGCTATGTTCCAAGGCCGAGGAACGGTCCTTGCGGGACCACCTAAGTGAGTGGGGCAGAACAACTATGGTCTTACCTCGAAGTTGCTCAAAGACAAGCATCGGAGTACGCCCGGAACGCACACAATCCTCACAAACCTGTGTCCAAAAATTGATAAGGTCTGCGGAAGTATTTGCAGAACGAGAAAGGAACAGGCAGTGCAGGTCAATCTCGCTATGCTTCTTGCACTCAATCGTGAACCGGAAATTCTCCGGCGTCACAACATCCCCTATGACATCTGAGCGACCGTGCCAACGCAACCCACCAGAGCGAGGTGTCGAATGAAACTCGCCCTCTACCCCGTGTGCCTCGAAGAATTCCTGAAGTTTCTTAGCAACCTTTCTCTGGAATGAAGTCCCCTTCGCCATATTGTTCTTCGATATCTCCGACCTTTCGGCAGAGGTTTTCCGTTCTTTGTTCAATTGCGGTCTGTCTTTCTTGGGCATGAGAGTCCTCCTCAGGGGGTGCTGTTGGGTAATCAGGCATGTCATGGATGTCGGAAGGGTATTTCCCTAAACGTACCATTTCTTCATTGAACATTATACCAGCTACATTGAAGCGACAGGCAGAGAGATGGTCCTCAGAACGGTCACCACAAATGTATGCGGCAAGGTGACGACAGGCGGAATCGAAGTACCGGGAAGACTTCTGACCTTTCTCCCAGTTTCGCTCGTCATACTTCACTGCCCCGGCCTCATAAAGCTTTGCATCTCTCCAAATTACATGCCAAGGAAGAAGGTCAAAGCGACCCTTACCCTCTCGGGAATCTCGCTGGCTCCCAGTGTCCATGAGTTCTCGTACACCTGAGTCCTTGAGTCGAACCTTGTCTACATCCGTGATAGTCGCCATCCTACCCCTCCAGTGTGCTTACTTGTCCTTTTCGAACCATTGTCCATATCTGGTCAAACGGTTCCTGTCTGACCGAATCCTGATTACTGATTATGAAGATAGAGGGAATCTCCTCCGTAAGTTCCCGTAGCAACTCCAACACAGCCCGTCTACCAGCCTCGTCCAGCTTGATGAATACCTCATCCATAATGACAAAGCCGATGTTATAACGACGAGCTACCAAGCTGTGAAGAGAAAGGTTCACGACAAGGTCAATCCGCCTTCGCTCTCCCCCACTGGACGCCGCATAACTTTCACTTCCGTAAATGTCTGAGATAGAAACACTTAACTTGTTCCGCTTCTCCCCGCTTACGGTAGACTTCTGAGCCTTGAAAGAAACTCTAAGCTCCCCATCCGTAAGAATTTCCGAGTACCGTGCGGCAATCTGGTTAAGCTCTGGAAGAACCCCCTCTATCAAAAGGTTGCGTATTCCTGAGCTACCAAAACCTTCGACCCAGAACTCGCTGACTAGTCTCCGTGGAGTATGCAAGGACTCGATATCGTTCTGTTCCTTTTCGATATCTGCTGAAAGCTCCTCGATTCTCTTCAGAACGCTCTCAAGGTTTGCGGACGCTGGAGGTTCTTGGCTTTGAAGAGTTTTCACATTCAGCTTCGCTCGGTCCTGCTCATCCTTGAGTTTCCCCACGGAGACATATTCAGCTTCCACTCGGGACTTGAGTCGGACTTCCTCAAGCTCCCCAGCCTTCATCGTTGAGATAAGGAGATTAGCACGAGACAACGTATTGGATACTGAAGTCAGCCTCGTTGTCAACTCCCCCATTTCACCGTCTAATGTCTGATACACCGATTCAAGTTGCGCTCTCTTCCCCGTCTGTTCCTCAATACTGGTAAGTCTGTGCTCCTCTTCTATATCGTTAAGACAAGTCGGGCATTTCGCAGTCCCATGGAGATTCCGAAGAGACCTTAAAACTGCGTCTACTGCCTTGACAGAGCCTAGTAACTCACCCATCTTCTTGTCTAGTTGTGTCTTACGCTCTCGGTACTCCTCCTGTACCTTGAGAGTGTTTTCCACATTGAAGTTCTTGAGAGCCTTCAGCCGTTCATCTTGTTCCCAAAGAAGGTCATCCAAAGCCCCTTCAGCATCCTCGATTTGCTCGTGAGCTTCTGGAATAAGAACGTCGTACTCAGCAACCTTCTGAATCCACGCCTTTATATGCTGATTCTGAGTAGCTTCCCAGTCTGCAATTGAAGCTTCAGCCTTCACACGGAAGCTCTCCTGCTCAGAGATTCGACCCTTGGTAACCAGTATTCGAGACTCCGCTTCCGCTATGGCTTCAATGGATGCCTTCAGTGACTTACGGGCAAGGTCCTCAGCGTCCGACAGGTTACCCATCTTGAGCAACTGCGTAAACACCTCGTCCTGTACACCCGGAGTCTCTCCAGCGAAGGACTTGGAATCCCCAGCAGAGAAGAGCACAGACATTGCAAAGGCCGCTTTCTCCAAACCAAGGAAAGCCTCAACCCTAACCTGCGTATCCCTGTCCGTGGCTCCCCTCATGTCATCCCCGTCTACCTCGAAATAGAGGCCGTCTTGATAAGGGGAATCCGTAGGCATACAGACACGGCGACAAATAGTTGCCTCTCGTCCAGAAACATCAGTAAGCTCAACGGTGACTTCCACATTCTTCTTGGTCTTGTGATTCGGAAGCTCTTTCTTGAGAATCCCTGAAGGCTTTCCGTATAAACAGAATAACAAGGCGGAAAGAATAGTGGACTTCCCTGCACCATTGCTTGTCCTCGACCGACTCGTGGTATTTCGTCCAGCAATCAAAGTAAGCCCCGTGGTCGAAAAATCCACGGACACAGGGTCATCCCCGAAAGCCATATAATTCCGAGCGGTCATCCGGAAGTCCATGAGGCTGGTTCCTACCGCCCTAGTCCTAACTGTACTGACCTTTGTCATAAGGTCTTTCCCGAAGGCAGACAACACTTTACTGTCTGTAATTCCCTTCGTGTCCAAAGCGTCTAACTGGAAGGCCACATACTTGTCGATGATGGACTCCCATGCTTCCCCCAGACCGATGGCCAGTCGTACACTCTCAGTATCAACCTCCGCTTGGTTAACACCATGAATCGCTTCATCTTCAGCGTACCTAAGCTGTTGCTTCCGTGTTGCCCCCACCAAGCGAACCATATCCCCCGAAGGCAGTGTTCCCTTAGTCGCTTCATAATCCTTTGGGGTCAAGTAGTGAAACTGCGGAACATTCTCAGTGAGTATCTGCGTGACCTTAACCCCGGAGACACCATCCTTCGTAAATAATTCCACGTCCAAGAACCCTCGAACATTATCCCGGTCCTTGAAAGTATGCTGAACCGGAGCACCAACATAGTAGGCGTTCTTTGATACTTGCTGGTGAGGATGGTAGTGCCCGAAGAAGGCCCCTGTAAAGCTCGTGAGGGACAAGTCACTCAAAGCCACGGGTTCTCTACTTCGAATCTCTGAACCGCCATAGACGGCTCCGTGGATACCTAGATGACCCAACAGGAGAGAGGGAAGGATACCCTTGTCCTTGTCACTGTCCAGCAAGCCCTTGATAGCCTCACTGATATCTCCACATTCCATATAAGGGAGAAAGTAGCACCGCACCCCGTTAACAGTTATAACTGTTGGACCTGATATCACCGTAGCTATATCGTTGAAGGACTCCAAGCTATGTACTGTCAACCCCTTCGTAGTATAGTCATGATTGCCGGGGAGCAAGTACACTTCGATGCCATCATCCCGCATGGCTTGGAAAAGCCTCTTGGTATGATTGAAGACAGGAACTTCCACAAGGTCCCTCTTATGAAACATGTCACCAAGGAATAGATAGTGGATTATGCCATTGTCCAGCATGTACTTATGCTGTTGCTGTACGGCTCGACTTATATCCTCGGCTCTAGGGGTCAAGAGATTCGGTCCTATCTCTCTGCACTGAGAACGCCACTGGTCAAAGTGCATGTCTCCACTAATCAGAAATCGGGGTGTCACTAGTAAGACCTCCAGTTTGCTCCTGCGTTCCCTCTGTAAATGCCCCTGAGCACTGATGTCCACTTCCTTGCCTGTGCTCCATAAAGGCTCAAGTAAAAGAATCCGTACCGTGCTTTTTTGTCAACTTTGATGAAGTCGGCGGGAATACTGTAGTCATAGCAAAGCCTCTGCAACTTCGTCAGAGTCCGTTGCATGATAAAGTACCCTACCTCCCCTTTCGAGGTAAAGGGGCAGACCCCTACATTCCCCCTCTTGGCCCTATTCCTTGCCTTACGATAAAGGGCAGGGTCTAGCAGAACCCTAGACATCACACCTCTCCAGTCGGGAACTGTAACGCTGTCTACATCTCCATGCCGCTCTTCGAAGTACATCCCGACATGCTTCCTCGAACTCTACTTCGAATTCTGGAGAAACATGAAAGCCGGGGACAAGCTCTCGCAAAATGGTGGGCTTTATCATCGGTCGATTATGAGTGAGGCCTGCCTTTGTGCTTCGACTCGGCATCTTCAATCACCTCCATTGTCATTTCCAGAACATGCTGTCGAGAGATAAAGAGGAGCCTGCTTGGTAGGCTCCCATCTTGGAGGAGTAATGGCTCGTCCACATTTAATTCAACAACATCCCCCGGCTCATAGTGACGGCGAAAAGCCTCTTGAACTGAGGTGGCTTCCTCCAGACTAAGAGGTATCGTCCTAATGGTGCGAGAACCAGAAGGGGTGTACCATAAAGATATGTCGTACACTAGTTTACGCTCAGGCATTGTTCAACTCCTCTAGTAATTCAGCAAGCTCTCCACCAGCCAAGTAGGGGTTCACAAAGTCTTTCAAGTCCTCCAACAAACTGAAAAATGAGAAGTCCTCCAGAAGGTCCCTGACTTCACTCTGGTCGTAGACCCCTCGTAACACCCTGTCTACTATGGTTTTATCCAATTCAGGGGTACGGAAATGTTCGAGGTCCACCAGAGACCTCATCAAAGCTACCTGCTCTTCTCCCTCAGGAGTGAAGAGTACGGCCTCTCGTTTCTTTGTGGAAGGAGGGCCTGCCATGTACTCCGCAAGAGACCTTCCTTCGAGTATCTTCACCGCTGTCTTTTTACCTATGCCCATGATACCGGGGAGGTTATCGGAGTCATCCTTTATCAGGCACTTGTAATCGACGAATCTCTCTGGTGGCAGGCCAACCTCATCCTTGAAGGTCTGAAAGTTGACCAGCTTCCCTTTGGTGCTGTCGAACCATGTGGCTCGGTGGTCCCCTTCATGTATCACCTGCAAGAGGTCCTTGTCTGAGGAAAGAGTGACACTGGTCAACCCCGCCGCAGAAGCCTGCCTTGCCAGAGAATAAATTACATCGTCTGCCTCGAAAGTAGGAACGTTAACGCTCCCCATCCCGAGGTAGTAAAACAACTCTTGAACATAATCGACCTGTCCGAATAGAGATGACAGTTGCTCCGGAGTGAGGGTTGCTCGACCATCCTTGTACTCTGGGTACAGAGACTTACGCCGCTTCTTTCCCCCTCTGCCTTCCCACACAACGATGACGCTGTGAGGAACAAACTGTGTCAGGGTAGCCTTCAAGCTTCGAAGGCACCCAAACAGCACTGTAGTCTCCATCCCTCCCGAAGAAAGAGCCGCACCATCCTCACGATTGAAACCATGGAACTGCTTGAACACAAGGTTCATGCCGTCCACAATTAGCAGACGAGGTGCGTTTACAGGTCGAATAACCATACTACATCTCCTTCATTTCAGGATGAGCTTCCAAAAATTCAGGGAATTGCTTCTTTCTGAAGTTATCTCCCCCATAATTGTACCAAGTAGAACCCTTGTCATGATTGACTACCCCATGAGAGATGAAAAAATCCAGTAAACCCCCGTAAGGGTCCATGCGAACCTCTCCATTAACACCGAAGTAAAAATCAAGGTAAACCCGCGTGTAGGGAGGACCCACACGATTCTTCTCCACATAAACGTCGAGTTGTTCTCCGATGACAATTCCTTTTTCCTCATCACCATCCTTGAATATCTTCCACTTCTTGCCTTCTCGCTTGGTGAATAGCAATCTAGTTGTTGCAAAATATGCAACACCTGAGCCACCGGAAACGATGGGTTTAGAGGAGTAACCCCCTATGTTTGCGTACACATGGCTCACACCAAGAAGAGCCACGTTAGTAGAAGAAAGACGGGCGTCAAGTCTCCTCAGCCACGCCTTCAACCAACCTGCGGGACCACCCTGCTCCCTCTTTGGAGCACCACCATCGAGGACCTTGTACGTGTCCTCCCCAGTTTTCTCCAGTCCGAGGTTTCTCAGGGTGTTCGTAGCACTGATGGAGTCCCAAAGAATCACACATGGATGCCCAGCGGGATAGTTGCTCTCCACAAAGGCAAGCATTTCCTCGACCAGTTCACACACGTCCGTTACCGTAAGAGGTGATATGGTATCCACAACACCATTTATCTTCCGGTGGCGAGTCGGTCCTATGTATATGAGGGCTTCGAGGTCGATTCCAAGTTTCTTTCCGAATTCGAAATCAAAAGCTCCTTCAACATCTATGAGGATGGCCAGTCCCCCTTTACGCTGACAGTCAACCAGAGTCAAGACCCCGAGAAGGGACTTTCCTCCCTGTGACTCCCCCGCCAAGACCGTGAAGGCACCTCCGGGGATTCCTCGTCCCCGGAGGTTGATGGCCTTGTTCAGGGTTAACGAGCCAGTGTCATACCATACTCTCGCCTGTCCACGCTTTTTAAGGACGCTTCCAAGATTGATAGTACCGTCATAAGCAGACCCGAAGGTCTTTTTAAGGTGTTTGACAGCGGCAGTGTTTCCCTGAGTTGTCATCTACATCTTCTGCTTTCCGGAAGGGGTCTCATCGTCATCGTCATCGTTGGCGTTCGCCGTGGCCTCGTCTTTGCGAGCCTTGAATATCGCCGCCTTGACTTCCTTCGGGGAAAGCATCCCTGTCAGGAACCCATTCATCTGGTCTGTGTCGAACTCTACACGGTCATAGAGGTCGAGGTCCAGCATGTCGTCGAGCCACTTGGAAGCAACCTCAGGTTCCTCAGCAAGAGGGCACGGAAGCCTTCTCGGGATGACCGTATAGTTGGTATCCGTTCTTAGGCCCTCTCGGGTGACCTTGATATCGAAGCCTTCGTCTCCCGGCTCGATAAGAGCGAACCCATAATCCGGGTCAAGGAAGAGTCCCCGCATCTTGGTGTGCGTCTCGTGAGAGACCTCCCAAAGCTGGGGACCAAGGTCCTCCTGACCACGAACAATGACTTGATACATGAACCGGTGCTTCAGTTTGAAACGGTCCACAAAAGCCATAGCCGCCTCATCGCCAGCCTTCTTCTTCGGGAACATGAGGTCCAACTCGTCACAGATAGGGCAAGTCTGGGGGACCTTGTAGCTACGAGGGCACAGAACCCTCTCTCTTCCCTGAGGGCCGAGGCCCCAGTGTGAATCCAACTCCCTGTAGGGGTCGAATTTTTCGAGACCTTTCTTGGGTGGGAGTATGCGAATTATATGGCTATCTCCATCTGCGAACTTGAGATAGCTTCGCTTCGCTCCACCCTTTTCCTTCTCTTTCCTTGCATCCTCTTCCGCCTCACGCCGCATCTTTTCTGCGAGCCTGTGTGCTCCCTCTTTCGAAAGTGGCATTACGCTTGCTCCTCTACATCTTGTGACGCTACCCATTTTTGTTTGCGTAGCTGATAATCCCGCTCTGCATCCATATCGGAAGGCGAGTTAAAACGAGCACCACGATGGCTGTACGATGACAGCCCTCTCATTTCCATCTGGGCCAAGTGACCCAGCATACGCTCTCTCTGCACCATTGCCGTAAGCCAACCGCTCAGCTTCTTTAATTGTTTTCTCAGTCCGATTAACACTCGTTCCTGAGACAAATAAGCTGGGTCGCTACACAATGCTGAATCGAGGTCGTCCTTGGTGGCCTTCTTCTTCCCGAGGCTAGTCGCTAATGCTGTGGCCTTTGCTCCTCTCTGTTTGCCCTGCCATGCCTTAAACTCTGCTTCCTTCTCATCAATGAAGGCATCTAGCTCCACCCGCACAGCGTCGAGGTAGGCAAAGCGGTCAGGCTGAGAACGCATTTCATCCTCATACCCTTCCTTGAATTGAAGGTAATCCCGAATGTCTATTCGCTGAACCCCTAAATCGGGGAGTCCCACTTCGATAGTCCACAGTTCAGTGGTGTCAGGCATCTGCATTTCCCACCTCAATCTCTGTCTGGTCGGCCCAGCTTGGTCCATATGATACTTCTGCGGTGATGGGAATAATCACCCAGTCAAGTCCCCCCATATCTGACATCTCCCTATACAGTATCTTCGTGACCATGTCAAGCTCTGACTTGTGACAGTCCACCATAATGGAGTCATGAACCTCAAGCACCAGAGAACTTCGAAGTCCAGCCGCCTGTACTGCCTTCTCCACCTTGATAATAGCTCTCATCAGAAGCTCATGGCCCGTAGACTGTATCATGAAGTTGACAGCCTGCCTGAGCGCATGGTTGAGACCGCTGAAGTCTCTCCCAATGAACCGAGCAATTTCTGGAAGCCTTCTCCGCCGCCCCAGAGGGTTCACCATAAAGTAGTTGGTCTTGGCCTCGTCCTGCATCTTCGCAACCCAGACTCCAAGACCGGGATACATTTCCAAAAACTCCTTCTGGAAACTGTAGGCAGAAGCGAAGTTCCACGTCTTGGCCAACTGACGAAGTTCCTTCCGGCGGACCTTATCCATGTCATCAAAGCCGGGGTACAGGAGCTTGGCAGACAACGTATGAAGGTCGATGCCGTTCTTATAAGCCTCAACCATGATAGAGTCCCCAGAGAGACAAGCCATCAATCGAAGCTCCAACTGAGAGTAGTCCGCATTGACTATGTACCCGTCTTCCTTGAACTTACTGATGAACATAGACTTGATGTTGTGTGCCGCCAGCCAGACCTCTTCAGGGTCAGGGTCACTGCCCAAGTAGAGGTTCCTCGGAATCTGCTGGAGGTTTGGTCCTGTTGAGCTAAGTCTTCCCGTAACGGTACCTTGTTGGTTGAAGCTGGTATGGACCAACCCGTCATCGTGGATATGCTTGGTATATTCAGCGGTGTACCCCGATGAGAGTTTGGATATTTTCGAGTAGTAGTTCAACGCCTTTATCAACTCTAACCCCTTGGCCTGTATCTCTGTAGAGGGGACAAGAGCTAACAGAGCCTCTCTTGCTTCCTTGTCGGTGCTCCGGTTACCAGACTTCCTATTTATCTGCTTAGGAAGTTTGCAGATGTCATAGACAAGCTTCTGTATCTGAGCATGGGCGTTGGGGTTAAGCTTTGCCTCCTCCTTGAAACGTGCTATTTTCTTCATCAGGGATTTTTCCTGATACTCAGTAAACCGATGACCCTTGAGATTCCTTCCGGTCTGCTGAAAGGATACCAACTGGGCTTCCAGAGCTTCTACCTCTAGCTCGCCCAGCTTGATTTGTTCCCACTCCAAGGCTATTGGAAGTTCCTGTACGGCTAGGCGCATTTCCTTGACCTTCTGGAGGTAGTCCCTGCGGAGTACCTTGGCCCGAGACTCGTCCCACTTCACCCCTCGCATTTCCATCTTGGTATAAACGAGATTTGCAGGAAGGACGTTCTCCCGAGAGTGCTCCAGTAAGCCCTGCTCCTCCAACGGCTTCTCGAACTCAATAGCAAGCTTACGAGTTACGAATGCATCCCCACAAGCATAGGGAACAATGTCCACCAGAGGAATGTTTACCATCTGGTTATCATGCAAGTCCATGAGTGTTTCCATGCGAGAGTCATATCCACCGTACTCTGGAAGATAAGCCTTGACCATCATACTCAGTTTATGAGTGCCCTTCCTCTCGTCCAGAAGATGGTGGTCCAACAGAGTATCCGCCACGTCCCCCTGTACTTCGACACCAAGGCACAGAGACAGGAATTGACGGTCGAACTTGGCGTTTTGCCCTACCTTTGGAGAGTTAGACTCAAGAATTTGCTTCAGGAGTTGCACCCTTAAAGCCCACTCTACTGGGGGGATAAAGACATCAGGGTGTTCCAAAGTAACGAAACAACAGTCATCGTCAGCCCAACTCAAGGATACCCCTATTATCGAAGCATCATCTGAATAAGGGTCCAGCCCATTGGTCTCACAGTCATACGCAAGATACTGGTTCGGGTTGAGCAAGTCGTTCATGTGTTCCAAGAGATAGGCAGAGTCCACATTCTTATCCGGAATCAGGTCTCGAACTGGTTGGTCCATTAAACGAAGCCCAGTCTGGATATCCTGTATGAACACGTCCATCGTCTCAGGGTATTGCAGGCAGTAAAGAGGATGGTAGGTTGGATGATAGATGACCTCTCCTACATAAGTGGACTTCCCGTGCCACTTGGTTATGCCTGTTCTATTGAGAAGTTGACGCATGGGGAAGTTGCCCAGTAGAAGAACCAGCTTCACTGTGTCACTGGTGTCCTCCAGAACCTTGAGAAGATTCGGAGCGCAGGCCTTCATCTGAGCAGGGGTCGGGTTGTACTTATTGGGTGGGCAACACCCAAGTACGTTGACAAACCCAACATCCTGTTCAACATCTACGCCTGATTCCTTCAGGATTCGGCGCAGAAACTTCCCTGCGGTCCCGATAAACAGGTGCCCTTCAGCATCCTCTGCCTCATCAGGAGCACTCCCTACCACCAGAATCTTTGGGTTTTTGGACCCGTCAATACCCATATATGGGTGGGTACACGACTTCTCCAACCCACAAGGGCAGGTCGGCTTCTCGGCTGGCATGGTCCTACCTCAAGTTATCCAGAAGAGCACTCAGGGCCTTACGCACTCCTCTGGCGTCGCCACCAAAGATTTCGAGTTTGAATGTAGCAGAATGGATGTCACAATCAGCGTAACAAACAATGTTCACGCCCTCATCCAAGTCTAAAGTTGGGACCAAGTCCATAACCTCAGAAGGGGTGATTGGAGAGACATCTGTAGGGTGGGTAATGTCATACTCCAGTTCCTCGGTCCCTATGATGTCAACCTGAACAATATCCCCCTCAGGAGTCTCCAGAGAAACGTCTACCTGAGTTTTCATGACATATTCCTTCCCGGCATATTCCTTCCCAAAATTCGTGACCATCGCCTGTGCTCGGGTAGGCTCAGGCTCAGGCTCAGGCTCAGGCTCAGGCTCAGGCTCAGGCTCAGGCTCAGGCTCAGGCTCCTCAATAGGCTCCGATTCGGCTACAGGCTCCTCAATAGGCTCCGATTCGGCTACAGGCTCAGGCTCAAACGGCATGTCAGTTTCCAGACCTGTGTCCTCTACCTGCGGGGTTACTTGGTCCCGACTTGGTCCCGACTTGGTCCCGAAAGCATCAGACAGATGCTTCTGAATAATCTCCCCGAGTCGCTCAGCACCCAGAGAATATCTCAAGTAGAGACACCGGAACTTGGATTCCCATTCCTCACCAGAAAGGCCCAAACGCAAGGCACACGCCTTTATGTGCTCAGCGTCTGGCTCCACAAGAAGTTTGATTCCACGCTTCTGGAGAATGAAGAGGTCCCCCGTGGTACAACTGATGGTGACACGGTTGGATGCCTTCTTGGTGTCTACCTGCGTTGAGAAGGGCCTCAGGAGGTCCATACAGAGCGTTAAAGCCTCGTCCTGTCCGAACTCACCATCAGAACTTGAAGGCTCTTCAGCGGCTTCTGAGGGGGCTTCTGGGGCATCCTCGGACTTGGCCTCCTCTGGGCACCCGCCAGCATCCCTCCAAGCCTTGCACGTCTCAGCTACTCGACACGGATTCTTGTTCTTCCCCTCGCCCCCACCTACGCAGGTAGAGTCCTTTGGGTCATAACCTGTTCCGAAGCACTTCGTTGCATCCTCAAATACAACCCTCAGTTCCTCTGTAGTTTCCTGACTTTCAGCCATTTTCAGACCCCTTTCTTTTGAGCCTCATACCATTGTCCTCATCGGACAAATCTAACCACCAAATACCCAACATGTGCTCTGTCCCCCAGACGTGCTCTTTCTGGGCATGTGTAAGGGGACGGGCTTTCAACCACCGCACCATACCGATTGCGTTCTTCCGAAATAATCCAAGCGTCCGAACATCTACCCTTGAGAGGTTGGGCCACCGCTCATCCTTGAGCTTCTGTATCTCTCTACATATATAGAAGATACGTTGTGTGTACTGATTCCGCTCTCTCTTGGTAGTCTGGTGTATCCTGTAAAATATGGAGCGAGGACCAAACTGAAGTAGGAACTCCCTGACCTTTGCTATCATCCCTCGTGTTGGGCACCCAGCCCGAGCATGGTCAAGATAATCATTCATGATTCGCCACTTATCCGCCTCAGCATGGTCGAGTTGAAGAGAGAAGAAAAGACTCCGCAGAGCCATAACGTCCTGATATAGCTCATCCTTGAGAGCTTGCTTCCTTCGAGTGGGGGCTTGATTCGTCGCCATCTTCTTGTAGCTGAGTCTCAATTGAAGATACTCCTCGCATGGATGATAGCCTTAGCCGCCTGTTCTGGGGAATCAGAAGGGTCCACTCCAACATCTTCCATGGATGCTATCCGAATATCTGGAATGAAACCTACAAAGTGGTTGGCAACTTCCCGTGCCGCTGAATCAAAACCCGCATCCAAAAGGACTGTTACCCTTGAGGGTTTGCGGTCTATGAGCTTCCTTGTTTGCTCCGTTGTGATTACCTTACCGAGCAGTGCAACGGTTGTCAACCCCCTCAAGGCGAGAGCGTCAAAAATACCCTCCACCACTATGCAGGACTTGTCTCTTCGAATGCTGTCTATCCCGTAGACTAGCTGGGACTTAGGAGTCCAACCCTCCTGCAAAGTAGGTCCCGTATATCGTAATGAGTTGGCCAGATAAGCCCTTGCTACAAAGCTCAAAATCAACCCCGACTCCCAGACTGGAATCAAAAGGTACCCCATATACCGTTTGGTAGTCCCTACAACCATACCCTGTTCCATGGCATAGTCAATGTCAACTCCCCGGCTAGTGAGATAGTGGCAAGCCAGCTTTGCAAACCCACCTGAGTCCAGAGAAACCGTACCTTCCACTTCATTCAGTAAAGAAAGGGATGTCTTATAACCACCCGGAGTAGTTATTGCTGTCCGGTCATAGATACGAGCGAGGTCATCCATGGAAATATCTGAGACATGTTCCTTCAGAAAAAGGTCCACTACTTTTTTCTTCGCATAGTAGTACCGACCGGGGGAGTCATAAGTGTTAGAGGGTTTCCTCAAACTTGGGTTAAGAGCAAACACCAAGTCTACATAGGACCCTGCTGAGCGATTGGCAGACCCATCCCCACAAATGTAACAGGCATACACACCCGTCTCCACATTCACAGAGAAGTGGTCCTTGCCCTTCCCACAGAATGGGCAGACCGCAAAGACTTGAAAACCTCTGTTGGTCTGACGCTCGTTGGTCACGTCCAGCGTTGTCTCGGCCCACTCTTGAAGTCCAATTATCATGCGTCCACCTTTGGGTCTCCTATGAACATACGAGTATAGTCCATACCCACGGTCATCAAAGGATTGACAATGTCCAAGTCTCTTCCCTTGGCAATTGAGAGACGACCGAGACACCGTTCCTTTTCCTCCGCAGTACGCATCAAGCCTATAATCACGTCAGCATCCTGTACGACCCTATAACTCTCAGCCTTGTCCTCAGCGTCGAGTACAGCTTTCTTGGCAGATGCCCTGTTCCCCTGAGTAGCAGACCAAAGACCAACCTGAAATTCAGTAGCTAGTCCACGCAGTCCCTTGGCTATCTGCCCCTGCCCCTTAAAAGAATCATCCAGAGAAGCAGAACCTATTGGCCTCATAATGTCAAGAGAATCCACCACCAACAAGTCTGGGACGAATCCCGTAGCCTGCCCTAACGAAAGAGTGTAAGCTCTTAGTTCATCAACAGTTAGGTACCCTGTAGGAAACCCCTTAACCTGAAGATGACCAGACTTTTTACGGAACATCTGAAGTCTATGATATACCTCATCCACACGACCTGCTAAACTGTTGGGGTTCACTCCTGTAAAGCGACTGACCAACCTCTTTCGAATCTTGTAATCTGACATTTCCAATGTGATAAACAGAACATTCTTCCGCAACCAAAGAGCGGCGTAAGCCATGTTGACGAGGAAGATAGATTTACCCCTACCTGAAGGGGCCATGACAAGGTTCAATTCGCCGGGATAGATACCCCCGTCAAGTTGCTTATCAAGCTCCGTAATCAGTGTGGGAATCCGGACCTCAGCTTCGGTGTTGTCAGAGAGGTCATCCATCATTTCTTCAATAGAACCCCAGAAATCTGTTCCCAGATTCTCGTGCTGGGTTCCTATCAGCAGAGCCTTGTCTATCTCCTGCCGTATCCCATCGAAGTCGGCATCCCCCAGCATCCCTTCCGCTGTACGAAATGCTCTCTTCACAGCCTGTTGTCGAGCGAACTTTGTGCTGACCTGTTCTATGTAAACTGCGTCACTCAGGTCGATTGTAAATAGCTGGTCAATAAGCTCTTGAAGAAGGTCGGCATCCTTGTGTCCCCGGATAAGCTCGGAGATAGCTTCACGACTTGGGGTAAGGCGGTATTTATCGTAGTATTCGAATACCTGCCGACAGAGGACAGCGTGATATGGACTGTCAAAAAAGCCGGGCTGAACAACGGCCCTGTGTCTCGTAAGAAAACTTCGGTCCCTGAGTATTAGAGCCAGAATTTTGTTCTGGAACGCCCCATCAAAAGGGTAGCGAACTTCAGACATCCAATATCCCCGCCTTCACCAAAAGGTTTCGCATGTTCCCCGTAATTCCCAGATTGTTCATTGTGAATTCGGCTTCTCGCACCTTGTCCAGAAGCAGGCTCCAAGTATCTTTCGCCAAAGGGTCCGTGTCAAGTATCGCTTCCATAAGACACCTATCCATTTGCTTTCGGAGTTGCGGAATCAAGGCAATGTAGTACTCCGTTATCAGCCCTCCCCTGAGGGCTTCGAGAACATGGGCAGAGGATAGAGAATTCATTGGATTTCGGCCCACCAGCCTCTTGATTGTGCTCAACGTGTTTCGGATTGCTTTTTCGATTCTCTCTTCCTTACGACCCTCCCTAAGGCCTCTCTTGAAGAGCATGGTATAGGTGGAATAAGTGTCCTGATAGTGCAGATGGAAGGGAAGAGGACGGGAAAGAGGTTTGCCCTTCATGTACCAAGTCACACTGAAAGCGGCAGTTATAAGAAGCTCGGGGTCAAAAGTGGGGTCACCTTCGAAGTGAAGAGCCACCTTCATGAAATGTGGGTACTGGCCATCCTTAATCTTGTACCCTCTGAATGACATGAGCTTCCGAACCCTATCCTGATAGGCCAATACAAGGTCCTCCGTCAGGGCCACAACCGCAGTTTCATCAGACATATAACACTTCAAACCCTTCCGCTTCATAGTCCCGCACTCGCTGTCTGGAATGTCGTCTCCCGTACTTGTCCAATGTATCCCAAAAGTCATGATAGTAGACTACGTTGGGCTTTCCGACTTTCCCTCGAAGCCCTCGCCCTAGAGCCTGAAGGGTTGAAATGGTACTCTTCCCGCCCGATGCTCGCACCACTACATCAAGGGCAGGGATATCCAAACCCACCTCCCCTATCTTGGACAGAATCAGGACCTTGTAACGCCCTTCCCTGAGACCATCCACTTGGTCGAAACGCAGAGCCTTCGTTGACTTGCCACTACAGAACTGAGTTGCAACACCAACATTGTTCAGCATCCTTTCCAAGAGTTCACCATGCTTAATACTATGCACCAGCACCAGCGTTGTCAACCCTTCCCCAAAACTCTCCCGCACAACACTAACAATGACCATGTTACGGTGCAGGTTTTCTGTTATGTTGGCCTTATATAGGCTGGCCCAATCCGAAGCCGTCGCTACTCCGGATGACTGAGTGACCTTGTGCATGTGAATGATAGGCTTAGCGTTCACTCCCAACGCTATCAATTCCTTGTTAGAAACATGTGATATGACAGGACCTAGCATCCCTGTCAGACGTACATTCCGAATCATGTCCAGTTCGAGTGGTGTCCCCGAAAGACCAAACCTGTAATCCGCTCCCACACACTGCGTAAGAATGTCCACATAACTGCTGGCAGAAGAAAGATGACACTCGTCAGCTATCACCATTTCAAAAGCTGGGAGATAGGCAGGGTCCTTTTTACTCCGGTTACGAATTGAGTTGACTATGCCCACTACTACCAAACCTGCAACGTCTTCGCCCCCACCGAGCCAACCGACAGGCACACTCAACTCCCTCTGGAATACGTCAGCCGTCTGCTTCATGAGTTCCAGTCGAGGGACTAGGAAAAGGGTGGGAAGTCGGAGAGCTTCGATGACAGCACCCGCTATGAACGTCTTACCCGCTCCCGTTGCCAGCCACCAGATACCTCTTTGGTGCTCCAAGGCCTCTCGAATAGTCCTCTCCTGATAGGACCACTTACCATCCATTCGAACGGTCTTGAGCAGGTCGGGCCGGGCTAAGTAGGTGAGGTCCTCAATAAGAGGTTTCTTGACTACAATTTCATTGGTGGAAGACTCCAGAAGATGCAGTAACCCCGTAAAGAAAAAGGGTTCCCCCGTTTTCCGATTCGTCCAGAGAAAGGTCTGCATACCATCCCACTGGCCACTCCGCACCCTTGGCATATGGTGGGCGTTCTCCACCCGAAAAGTCAGGGCGTCATGGATGTTTTTCAACTCCCATGGCTTGGCGGAAGTGATTATAGTGTAGACAGTTCCGACAGTTACATGCATGGTATCTCCCTATGCGTTGAGAGATACCATGCAACAATGCTGTAGTGTTGTCAAGAGGCTAGGTAGCGTCCCCGGCTATGAGGTACTCTACTGTTGCGACATCTGTGTTTCCATTATCATTCACCAGATGGACTTCAGTAAATCCCTCACCTGCGTCAACACCGAGGACCAAGAAATTTGCCACGACCGGGTCAGTGGTAACAGGGTCTCCAAAGTAGACCGCTATAGGCTCGTCACTCTTCATGTAGAAGAAGAGGCCCTCAGCAATGAGACCCATGGAAAGCTCAACAGTGGCGGACGAATCAGGAAGTCTCGTCTCACCCTCTATCTTCTCCTCAGTTGTGAAGGACTGGTCCTCCTGAAACCGAGTAGTGGGTGGTGTTGATGCCGATGCTCTGTACTTGAGAATGTGCTCGAACTCCACAATGTTTGGCATGTTATCCCCTAATCACCGAAATAGAAGTTAAGCTTACCGCCTACTTCCCACTGTTTCTGTATAAAACCCCGCCCAAAATCAAGGCCAAGTCCTAAGTTGCGTAACCCAAAAAGACCCCTGTAATCAACATAGGCATGCAATGATACATCCTCAAGAATCTCTACAGTATCCTGAGGCTCTGGGAAGTCCAAACCGAAGTCCAGCCCACCTCCCCAATGCCCGTTGTAATATACTCGTGCTCCTGCGCCCACCTGTGCTTCAGCGTCGAGACCCACTCCTCCCCAAACCATGGGACTGAAGGTCAACCCGGAAGTCTGTATGTCTGCATCTACTTTGTACAGGTTAAGGTAGAGGGAGTCCAAGGTACTCTGGATGTTCTGGATTGCGGTGGTATCGCCGGGGTCAGTGCTCATAAGCTGAGAAAGTAACTGGAAGTTCTGAATGATTTCCGCCATGGCTACAGTATCCTCAACGAACACCAGTTCATAGGAACCTTCGGGAGGTATGTAGATAGACTCCACCGAATGACTCAAGCTATCAATGCGTTCCACTATGGTGAGCATGTCACCCTCATAAGCAATGACCGCCTTGGCCAAACGGGGTATCTGGACCACCTGTCCATTGATGACCTCTACATTACCTTGGAGGTCTGCAATCTCTTGCCTTAAAGCTTCATTCTCTTGCCCCCTGCAATGGCTCATAAGACCTAAGTAAGCCACTCCCAATACTATAAGAAGGGTTAGAACATTATTCAGTATCTTCACGAAGCAGTCCTTCCGCCAAAGTATCGAGAGCCATGGTGTAGGCTCGAACCAAGGCCATGAAACCTTCAGAGGTTTTCATGAAAGCCAAGTGCCCCGGAGTTGTGAGGAAGAGGGGTTCCATCAAAATGCTCGGGCAATCTGCTTCCCTCAGGCAGTACTCTATACGAGCCTCATACCCACCAGAAGCCTTTGAACACCCCTTTACCGTCACACTGGTGACGAGAGAACCGTCTTGTTTTGGGTCAAGCTCTTTGTCCAGAGCATGAGCGAAAATCTGTGCCATTGTCTCAGAGTCATCAGCATAGGAGTTATCCGCTGAGTATCCTACCAGACCATGGGTAGCCTTGGTTGTGTCTGCGGCGTTGAAGTGCATCTGTATGTGAGCATCTATTGGTATCCTTGCTGACTCCTTCAGGCGTTCAGCATAGGTGCCATAGAGAAGCTTTGGATTCTCTCGACTGACTATCAAACCGTACCGCACAGGACGGTACATACGAAGGGTAGTCAGGGTTTCAAGAGCACCGGGAATCATTTCCAGAAGGTTGTCGAAGTTGACCCGTGCTCTCCAGAGGGAGTATATCTGGTCCCTGAGAGTTGTGTTGTAGTCCTCTTCTGTTACGCCGTCCTTCGCCGCTCCGGGCTTGGCTCCAAATGCATGCCCTACATCAAGAAAGAAAAGAGGCAGTCCCTCTACCTTCGACATCTTATTCCTCCGTTCGAGGTGTTCCTGTTCCCGACCAATCCTTGAATTTCTCATAGAAGTTGTGGAGGACATTGCTTCCCCGGCCAAGGAATAGGCCGAAGAGCACCATGCCTACAACACCAAAGCTGAAATCTACACCGAGTACTGGAGCCGCAATCGTATCGAGCACGGTCACTCCACAGTAAACGGAAATGAAGATTCCCCCAGCGATAAGCAGAAGCTTATTGAAATCATTCTGGGTGAAGGACTTACCAACTATGTGAAGGATGATTTTCTTGAGCCGCTCCACTGTCTTGATAGCGGCCTCAAGAACCCCAGCCATTGCTATCGCAAAAAGTAGTACAGATAAAAACATTGTTGTTATGCTCCCTTCGTGATGAACCAAATAGCAAGACCGAGTATCACTGGAATGGCCCCAGCTAATGCCCCCCAGACCCCAGATTTAACCTTGAGTCCGGCGATTTCCACCATGATGTCCGTCCGAAGTTGTGCAAGGTTAATGTTGGTGGTATCCTGTTTGGTACCCAGCCCTTGTCTCTCAGTAGACCCTCGTTCCAGTTCCGTAAGGACTAGCTTGGAATATTCATTCCAACCATTCGAGGAGGACCGAAGTAATTCATTAGACATTGGGGTACCCCTCTGATGCTGGAATTGTAATACTAATCAACCATGTATCTTCCAGTGCTCTACACATATGGGGCACCTCAGGGGGAATCATAAAAGCTTCTCCCGGTCCCAAAGTTACCTCGGAAGTAGACATAATAATCTTGAAGCGTCCTGAATATACTACAACCCACTCAACCCCCTTATGGCTGTGGGCAGGAAAAGTGGTTGACTTGGTAAAGAGAGTTCTTTGTACAGCGACACTCTCGTTGTGAAAAAGAGCAAGTCCAATAGCAGTTCCTTGGTCACACGCATATTCCACAACAGAAGGACACTTATCTTCAGTAGCCAAAGATAAAAGAGTTACAGGGGGAACTAACTCACTAGTTAAAGCACGAAGTTTTTCAAGGGATTCAGACATAAAAGGTCTCCCTGTTCCAAGATTACCTCAGGAACTAAAGTAGGGGTTAGAAGTTATGCTCAACATCCCATGTAGCTGGCGTCAACAGTCACAGGACTGGGGTCGGCATGCTCAGTGATTATACCAAATCTGACATAGCGCAGTGCAACATTGACAAACGGAAGGAAGTAAACACCATCAGATGCATGAGTAGTATCCCCCGTGTCCAAGTTAAACCAGTTCGTCCCATCCAAAGACCCCTCAGCCCTCACCACAACATCCGAATCTACGTTGGCTACCACATACTGGAATGTGTGGGCAGTGAACAATGAACCCGTGTCATAGGCACTGGTAAAGTCAACCCTTACTAATTGTACCCATGTATGAGGTGTAGTCATAGGTGCATTATACCCCAACGAAGACCCATCCGGGTTAACCTGAAAGTTGGTGAGTTGCCCTGAGGCGTCGGTCCCCATAAGGGCCGCTCCCTTTTCATTTCTATCGAGTACAGTCACAATATCCCCTAACTGTTTGGTCCCCTATTGTATACCTCAAAAAGGTGCTACTGGTTGGTATTAAGGAAGGCATAAGGCATGAGGACGTTACTGTCCTTCGCCACACCCGCAATAGTTGTCCCCATTGCGAGAGAAATACCACCGGATGACACAATTCCCGCTGTATACAAAGTATTGTTAACAAACGTGATATGTGGCCCAGAAGAATAGGTTCCCATCACGAGGTACCCTCCCGCAGCAACTCGACTTTGCATTCGGCAACTGTCAATGATAGCTACAGACGCACATGCCGCTGTAGGATTTGAGTCTATGTTTATCAGGTTGTTGGCCAAGTCACAAGCCAAGTCACAGTTGATGAACACGAAGGAGATATCGGTCTTGGCCCCACCACCATTACTGAAGTAAATCATCGTACTCTTTGTGTCACCGTCATAGAAAGTACAGTCCTCAAAGCGCACGGCAAGGTACCCCCCACCACCACCACCGGCTTCCTCCTCGAACTCAATCAAAGGGTCTGTAGTCACAGCGTCATCAAAGATGAAGGAGCACCCACTGAAAAGCAAAGGCCAGACTATGGCTCCACCCGAAACCTGCTTGACTCTGGTCAACTTTCCCTTGATTGTGACGTTATACATCTGGAAGAGCCAGTCCTCACGGGGCATCTCATAAGGCGCCACCCCACCAGTTGCACCCGGAGCGTTGTTAAAGTTCACTCTCCCATCCAACACCACAGAACCATGTCCATGAATGGAAACTACTTGGTCGTCCGCAAGAGCCGGAAGGGTGATGTTGGCTACATAGTTACCCGGCATGATGTGAATTGCCGCTCTAGTGGGGTTGTCCACTACGATGGCATCCAAGGCATCCTGTACGTTGTCGTAGTAGGCTCCCCCTTCAGCAACGATGTAAGTGTGAACGCCTACCTGTGCGTTATCACTGTCAGTGTTGGAGTTGGCCTGTTCGACACCATAATCATCAACACCCATGACTCGGAAACCACAGCCATCCCCTGCGTAGGGCCAAGGAATCTCAATATCGTTACTTCCAGCCCCGTCCCATGGGAAGTTGCCATAGAAGAACTCATCCGTAGCTGTTGGAACCGCCCCAGCCTCAACGTACACATTCAGGGAAGCAACATTGGCATGAGCACTGGTTACGGTCAGTTTGTACCCAGACGTAGGATACCCAGCCAAAAGCCCCGACGTGAACACAACGCCAGCATCCCCGGCTGGAATTTCGCAGTCGCTAAGGTCAATATTATCATCCGTTACAGTATCCTGTTCAATACCCCAGCGGTCAGCACCAGCTACCTTTATGTACATGTCTGCCAGAGCGTTACATGGGATATCTATGTACTGAACGTCCTTATCAAAAATGCCGTAGAAGTAAACATCCGTCTGGGCGGGAGCACTTCCATCCCGAAGCCATATCTTGACATAGTCAGCATCCGCATG